GGGCGGAGGGATTTAAGAATTCGGGGTGTTTGTCAAACCATGCCCGAACTTCAACAAGTTTGCCAGGATTGTGCTTCAGGTACAACATCACTTCGGCCGCTGACGGAGCGGCTAGCCGTCGGGTCCGAGGAGGACGGGAGGTGACTCGCGTCGCGACACCAGGGGTGACGGGCGGCGCTGGAGCAGTTTTCTTGGCCATGTTGGACTTGTGATTTTTATTATCCTCTTGGGTTATTTGTGGTGGGGCGTATTTTTCTGTGGTTATGGGTCCGTGGGATACAGGTGTGTTGTTGTGGACTTGATTGAGCTCTGTCTCGTAACTCTGGTGAGTCTCTTTGAGAGGGTCGGTAGCGTAGTATTCGCGAACTGCGCGTTTGTACTTCTCTCCGTTAAGCATTTGGTCATGCAACTGGTACATGCTCTTGACTCCATGGACGAGCAGCCCCCCAAAAGCTCCTGGGAGACCGCCAAACTTGAGTCCAGAAGCCATAGCTTCACCGTAACCGACAACGCGGTTCTTCGTGTAGTTGCCGTACAAGGGTACACCAGCAAGCAATTTAGCTGTGGTGCCATCAATCCTTCTGAGAGACTCCTGATATATGGAATCCGCAGCTAAGCGGTGTCTCTCATCCTTGAATCGGGCATAAGCGGAGTCGTGCAATCGACTAGCTCTGTCCAGGTCGCTCAACGGTTTAGACGAACCGAAGGCTACTGATTCCTGCAATTTTCCATCGGACCAGTAGGGCCCAGTATAATTATCCATGTTTTTGTGCCCCGCCCAGACACTGATTCTTTTCACAATAGGTACCGGCTATCAAACCGGATTATGACCTTTCTTGTAACACTATAGATCCACGCTAGTGAAGATGACCAGATCTCTGTAGTCAACACACTGCGTGAGTGAAGAGTTGGCGCAGGCAGCCTTGAGGCTATCAACTGCTTGCTCCATCGACAATCCGTATCGCTCGAGGAAAAACACTTCCGTGTCAACGCTACCGGAGTGCTTGCGCGTAGCCATAGACTTGTACACAGCACGAGCGTCGGTGTGACGCTTGGTCTTAACGTTGGGAATTTTAGCCAGACAGATCCGCGCGTATTCAGCGAAGACTCCGATGAATCCAGCTTCTATTTGCAGCCCGTGTAACATTCCTTTCACCTCGCCCTTATCCAACTTCCTGAGGCTGAATCCCAGCTTCGGCAACCGTTTGCCCAGCTTGGGTCCCAGGACGTAGCCACCTTCTACAGGCCAAAACAACGAGGAACAGTATTCCACGTCGTACCATTCAGTACTCACCTTGACTTTGG